CTAAGTTCTCTGCATCTGCGCCTCTGGCCAATGTCCAAATGCTTCTAAATGAAATACAGCTCGTTCCAGCAGCTCCAATCCCATAGGAGCTAGCACCCGTCGCCAGATTGAAGCAGCGTCGTCTCCGTCCTGTACGAAGCTCCAATCCTGCAAAAGGACTGGTCCTGTGTCCCAGCCATCATCCAAGAGATAGACGCTTCCACCAATGATTTTCTGGTGTTCTTTCAAGGCGTCAGCAATTGCGTTTTTGCCGCGATATAGAGGCAATAGAGATGGGTGATACCCGATAGCGCCATGACGTGGTTTTAAGAGCGTACAGGGGGCGAGTTTGACATGAGCATGAGCGCAGATAATCACGTCACAATCCGGCACATCGAGAGCCGTGACGGGTGCCTGCTGAGAAGGCGGAGCTGACACGGCCAAACCCTTGCTCGTTGCATTGGTGTTTAGTCTGTCGCTTTCCGGTGCTATGACTTTCACAACATCATGACCGCCGTTCAGCGCCATTTCCAAAGCCTGCACGCCGAGCCATTTTTGTCCAATTACCACGACTTTCATGATGGCATTCCTTCTATGTATCTAAAGCCTTGAGCCGCCCGGAAATGTCCGCCATACCGGCCTTTCGCAGCGACGTTTCGAGAAGCTTTGCCCCCGGTCAGGTTGCAGGACACCTGAGCCCATAACGGACTACGCCGAAGCGCTTCGGCTAGAGCTGGATGGCTGGTATGGAACAGTGTGGCCATGGGTTTGTTGTAGCGGTTCTGACCTCGCCGCCATGCGGCACAAACAGCATTGAGGAACCGCATCCCAACGCCTGCACCTTGCCATTCAGGCATGACCACCATTCGGCAAGCACGGGCCTCCACCAGGCCTGGGCGTGTACTGACGGCAAGATGAGCAACCGGCTCATCGCCAACAAAGGCGACATAACAGGTTGCTGCGATCATATGAGGAAGCTTCAAATAGTGATGCGTTTCAAAATGCGGCCAGTATCGCCAGTTGGTCTCGTATATGTCGAGGTCAAGCTTGGTGCGTTGCCGAAGACACCTCCCGGAAAACTTCCCTGTTGCCGTATCTAAGATCCAATCGGGTTGCAGCCATTCAATAATGTCATAGTGACAGGACAGGAGCACCGCTTGTCCTGAAGCCTGCCTGCGCCATGCTTTGGCGAATGCACCTGCACCAATCTTTGCGATCTGCCGGTCTACGACAGAGGTAAATTCATCGATGACGATGGTTTCCGGTGTCTCGCATAAGATCCGGGCCAGATCAGCGCGGAACTTTTCGCCATTGGAAAGGGCTTTGTAGGGTCTCGTCCAGGCGGGCACACTGCCTAAGCCAACAGCCGATAATGCGCCCGTGATATGATCCATTTCCTCATGGGGAGAAATTGCGTCAATGATGGGTTGATCATCCGGCCAGTCAAAACCTTTGAAATAAGAGGCATCTGAAAAGATGCTTTGTCCAAGACTGGTTTTACCAGACCCTGAGGGGCCGACGATAAGTCCCACTTTCCAGTCCATGTCCTCAACGGGAAGGTCAACGCTCAGCTTAAAGTGGTTGCCGTCTTCGCAGTTAAACAAGGACTTCAGCCGTGCCATACGGAAGCTGTCATAGTCCGGGCTTTGGTGGTTTATGTTCAGCTTCATGTTGCAACCACCTTGAGTTTAGCTCCACCCAGGGCGCGAACGCCGTCATAGATGGTTGCTTGTTGCTGCTCGTCTTCTGCAATGATCAAAATGCCAAACTGGCGTTTGTAGCGGTCTTTAGGCGGGATACCTGGTGCTTTGTCAGGGAGGGGAGGAAGGTGCTCTGTACTCATGTGCGATCTGTTGTTTTCTTGGGCTCATCCGGCCTCAGATCGTTGAAGGTGCCACAACGGCGGCACTTGATTTCTACGCGCCCCTGTAGGGCGTTTTCTTCTTTCTTGAGGAGGAGTGCCGAACAGCTCCGGCAATAGATAGACTCCATTTCTCGTCTCGCATAAGACAGTCCCGCAGCTCATTTCAGGTGAGTTGATGCGGCGGGAGCAGTGTTATGCTTCATTGCATTGGCCGGGTTTCTTGTTAGCGCGGGATGCCCGGTGCCCGGAACCTTCCGGGCCTTCCGCTCCATATTGAAGTCACCGGGCGATTATCTCGCCGGATATGTTCCGGCTTGTTAGAACTGCTCTGTCAGCGCAACCACTTCTGGCGGACACTCCGGCCAGCTGGCATCCTGTGTGAAATCAGTGCCCGGATCTTCAGCAAGTTCCAGGCATTTGGAGCGCATAGCACCCACCCAATCCAGTGCAGCCTTTGTGCTGGTCAAAAGCGTGACCTCATCAGCACTTCGATCAGCAACGGCTTTGCCAGCAATGGCAGCAGCAGCCGTTGCCATATTCATCTGGGTCTCAGCGCTGGCGCGGGCATAAATGCGCTTGCGGCATTCTGCTTTGATGGTTGTGAGACGGGCACCTTTTTGGGCTTCATCAATGGTAGCCTGTGGCACACCAGCCGCTTTCAAGTCCGCTTTGCTCCAGGCAATGTAGGTTTTGCCTGCATGTTTCAGGCTCAGGTTGTCGGTCTGTTCGTTTACATCTGGCATAATTCGATCCTATGAGATCAAGTCAAAAAGGGAGATTAGCTAAAGCCTATGGAAGTTCATCAAGGGTGATATTCATCACATAAGAGCCTGCACGATCATTTCGGCTGATACGCTTTTTCAGACCAGCGCCAGAGGCCGTTATGTTTGAGAAGAAAACGGCAACCGGCCCAGCAGGTCCGAGTACATGACCAGCAGGAGCACCTTCCTCTTCCGTAGGGATGTGGATATTGCCGTATCTGAATGTCACCCCCTGATTGCCAGTGTTGGCAGAAGTGGCACAAGAGACGATGGCGGAATAAGTGCTTGAAGAAACTCCGACCTGATCAGTAACAACAACGGGCAGTCTGAGATCCAGATAACAAAAATTAAAGTAACTTGATCCTACCCATCTGAAACCATGTAATGCACGGCTCTCTTCGCCATCACTCGCATGGAGATAGCTTCCAAAGGTAACCCTGCGATGTACGGTTTCATCGCCGTAAACATTGATATAACAGTCTCTGGCATAAACTGCCTCGGTCATATGATAATCACTCAGAAGATGAAGATGACCTCTGCCATGGCGCGGCACCCGGTCAGCAGCCTTGCGTAGAGTTCTAAGTGGCGCATCCTGAGAGCCATCATTGCTGTTGTCACCATTCACAGCATCCACGTAGAAAGTCCGCTGAAGCTCTGGGGCGATATTCAGGATTTTTTGGATCTCAGCATTGTGCTGCGAGTAGGTTTTCTGGACGGCTTGAGTCAGAGCTGTGGTGGATTGAACCACCTCTTTCAGGCTTTGTGTCAGGCTCATTGCAACTGATCCTTTTCAATGGTGTGGCGTTGAACGGTGAGAAGTGAGGATGCAAGAGACGCACCCAAAATAAGCTGCTCGGTGCGGGTGTTCGTTTGGTGGTCAACCATGCCTTCCAGCACCTCAATCCGGCGCAGCAACTCGGCCTGACCAGTCTGAGCAATGGAAAGCGCCTTGCTCAGACTGCGCACGGTATGATTGAGCTGAAAGTTTTCGTGTTGCAGAGCAATCATAGAGGTGGCTGTGCCCGCAAACTCCTCCCCAAAGAAGAGCTGAAGATCCACATCACCGGTGACTTGAATGACGTTTTGCGGAAGCCCAGTGAGCGCAAGCACAAAGGAAAAAGCAATCGGTACGCCTGGGGTGTATTGAGCTAATGGCGTGTCAGGGTCTGACCATACGGCCAGCAATGTGCCATCCTCTAACATCACACCAAGCTCAGCCAGTGTGAACCCGGTGTTCCCGTCAATCTTGGCCGTGATCTCCATCTGGAAATCATCCAGATAGCGAGATCCAATTATCTCAACACGGGCCTTTTCTGATTTCAGACTGTTCTCATTACCTGTTGGCATATAACGCGAAGTGCCAAAGGCCAGATGCGTAATCTTGGCATGAAGGCTGGCATCTGAGGCATCAAAGATAGCCCGCATGCCAGCGCGCGTAAGTGTTGGATTGATGGCCTTAAGGCTCATGTCAAAAGCTCTCCTTGAATTGAAATGAATGAACAAGCTCGTGCGACTGCAACAGTGGCGGCAACCGCCCCCATTTGCGGCAGAACCGGCTCAGCTGTTTGCGCCAGAAAGGCAACACCACGTGCCATTGCACCTACGCCTACAGTTGCTCCACTTTCGGGCAGAGCCATTGCGCCCATCGGCTGCGTGAAGGCATTGGAACGACCTGCAAGACCAATACTGAGCGACGTCTCAAACTGCGCTCCAATCTGGAAACTAAAGCCCCGCGATTTTGGTTTAGTTGCTGAGATTGTGCTCAGGATGTTTTCTTGCAACCTGGTATCCAGAACTGGCCCATCAGCAAAGATTTGCTCATTGGCATAAGCTGTAATCTCAAACGTGCCGGGAACGCCAGAACCGCCCTCTTGCCACCATTCCAGCAAGTGCGCTGCCACCCCAAGAGCTGTGAGGGCAGTCTTAATTGAGTAAGGGGTGCCTTTGTATTTGTGCACTTCTTCGGAGACAGCCAGCACACGGCGTTTGACTTGCTCAGGCCATTCCCGGTCCCACACATCAACGGAAAGCTCCCAGCCCAGATGGTCAAGCAGGCTTGCAGGTGTTTTCAAAGGGTCCAGACAATCGCGAATAACCTCAGCAGGAAGACCAGACATACGGTCTTCAACAAGATCCATTGCCACGGCAATATCAGCAGAGTTCGGCGGCAGCACAGTTTGGCGGGAAGCCTTATCAGACATTGCGCCAGCCTCCAGTGATGGAGGTAACGGTAATTTTCACAGAAGACGCGTAAGGTGCTTCGAAAGGCCCGACCATCACATCAGCCGCAGGCTTGGTGATGATCACCTCCTCCACACCATCAACTTTCAATGCCGCCGCAAGTGTGGTGCGATAGAGCGGGCGACCTATGGCAAGGCGCGTTGAAGTAAACTTTTGCAAGGTTGCAAGCGCCTGCTCTTCAACGAGCGAGGCCGTTGCAGCTGAAACAACTTGCAGCTCAGCTTCAACTTCATAGTGAGCAGGTGTCGCAGAGATAACCGTCAACTTGTCACCCACGGGCCTGCGTTTGTCTGATTTCAGGTTCCGATAAACGCTCTCCAATAAAGCGTCACTCGCTGCCCCGTCCCCAGTTCTGGAAAGAACACAAATCACAGGTTCAGCAGGAGGAATTGGCGGGTCCAGATTGTCATCAGGCCCATAAGGCACAACATCCAACACATCACCGGAGGCCTGCAAAGCCCAGTATACGTATGCGCCTTCCGGCCCATAGGGAGAGTAGCTTTCCAGCACCAGCTGAATGCGTGCCCTATAACTCTCGTCATCCTCATAAATGGTATTTTCAGGGTCACTGTCATCCAGAACCAAGCGGGCAACGCCCCGCCCTGCTCCGCGATGGTCAAGATCAGATCCGGTTGCCGTTGCAAGCAGAACTGATTTCACCGCCGCATTGATGCGCGCATTCATGTAAAGCTCGCGCGATGCTCCTGCCTCACTTATATAGCGGGCGGGCGATGCTGCAATGGAGCGCGCCAGTGCCATGATCTCATCAGCTTCAGCCTGTTCAAAGCGGCCATCACGCAAATGACGGTCCAGCTCAACAAGGCGTGCTTCAAGCAAAGCATTATAGTCCAGTTCCACCACAGCGGAGGGTTCCGGCAGTGTCGCCAGATCAAGCGCAGCAAAGCGGCTCATGGTGTTATCCTGATGTCGGGAGTTAAAGGCCAGAGATCGGCACAGATAAGGTTTGCTCTCCACCTTCCGGCGTGGTGTCGCCGTGATGGCCTCTTGGCAAATAGGTGCCAACCAGGTTCAAGAGAATCTTGCCAGGTTCAGCCTGTGATACGCTTAGGGAGCTTAAAGAAAACCTTGGCTCCCATTGCTCCAGAGCAGTTGCGACAGCCACAAACAGCGCCAGAATGCCAGCATCATTTGAGGGAACATCCACCAGGTTTGGCAGGTCAGATCCAAACTCACGCAAGAAAACCCGCGTGTTTTTTGGAGTTGAGAACAGCCGGTTGATGGACTGGACCACGTGAGCCCAACCTGAAACTTCCCCACCGGTTGTCTCATCAAGGTCCTTACCAGCCATGCCCTAACTGGCCTTTTGAGAGGAAGCCTTGCTTTTTGCAGCTGCCGGCTTTGTGGTTTTCACGCTCATCTCAGTAAGCCGACTGCCAAGGGGCGGAAGATCAACTTTGGCCTGTTTTTCAAACAGCTCAACCTCTTCACCTTCGCTGCGATAGGTGCCATGCAAAAAGCCTGCTCGCAAAACACGGTAGCGTTTCTTTTCCATAGTGTTCTCCAATTAAACAGGAGCGCCGGTCTTCGATGGACCAGGTGTCACTCCAGAATGAATGTGGGTGTGGTCTATTGTGGTGCCTTCCGACTTCACATAGCCGGAGTTCAAATCCACATCGCCTGCGGCCTCAATGCCTGAAGGCGTCAAGGTGATGGACGTACCAGCAACGCTGAAAGTCATCCGCCCATCAACCAAGATAATGGATGCATTCCCAACACTGAGCTGGAGTTTATCGCCACCACCAGAAACGATAATTTTTGTCGCCCCAACCTGCGCCAGGACATGGTCATCTCCTTTTGCGCTCGGTCTGGGGTTGTCGTCACTTGGCAGTGCTGGTCCAATGCGGGCATCGGTTAAATCACCGCTTTCACTGGTCAGTGATACTTGCTGACCAATCGAAGGCGGATTGTGGGTCTTATTGGCGCCGCTTGCCGGCTCGGTCCAGGGTAGCCAGCCCGTCAGCATGGGCGTATCTGAATCTGTCAGCCTGACCCGTGCTTTGCCTTTGGCCGCATCAACTTCAGAAATCACCCCTTCCCGCGTGCGCGAAGCAAGCCGCCGTTTGATCTCGGCGACCTCAAAATGCAGTTCAGCAATTAAGTCTGGCAGGTCCTGCGACATTGCGCGTGCTCCAAGTTACGGGGAACCGGCGCTGAGTGTGCCTTCCGGTTGTTCGCTGGAAAATGTTGCTGAAGGATTGGTCTTGGAAGCGCTGGTCAGTTTCAGCGCATCCGCTTCAAGGCCAGATAGCCCATGAAGGAAGGAAAGCCGGTCATCCTGTTCCCGACCGTTCCAGGCAAGCAAACCTTGCAAGCGCTCACATTGTTCCGGATCACTTTCAGCAAGCTTTGCTAGAAACCGGCTCCAAATCCCGGCCTCAGGCAGTGCTGCTCCTGGAACAGGATCTGCAACTAGCTCAACGGTTAGCCGCAACTGACCACTCACCAACCGCACCCCATCGCGGGCATTGCCATGGCGCAGCTCTTCACAAGCTCGAAAGTCTAGAGCAAATCCCTTAAGCAGCTCAGACCAAGGGTTTTGAGGATCAAGAAGAGCGAACTTGATTTGCCGCGTTAAGGCATCAAGAAAGAACTCAAAGTTGGGACTTGTTGCAGGCACTTCCAGCCCAACGACAACACTCTCACCCTTCTCGTTGGTCTGGGTCATCGCAGCTGTAATACCGAAATTAAAAACCAGATCCAGGTGACCATTTACGCGCAGCGAGCGACCACCCAACTCGCCCGAATTAGAAACATCCGTGTAAACGGCAATAAAAGGGCCTTCCTCATCGGTGCGCAAACTTCCATCACTACTCACCTGAAGCGCCGCCACCTTGCTATCAAGGATGTTGGCACCAACTAGTGTTCCAGCTGTTTTTAACGCCTCTACGGCGCAGTGACGCAATGCAATACGGGCAAGCGACATTAGGCTTCTCCGAGTTCAAGAATAATGCGGGAGGCACCGCGATCGGAAACATCCAGGACTTCAAACCACGGGAGGCCAGCGCGGGTGAGTGCTTGCACCTTGTCACCGGTCTTGGGCATCGGCCCGTCATAGTCAGAGCGGGAAAGCTCCAAGAAAGATGGCTCTGCAGAAAGGCTGGTGCGCTCTTTTTTCGATCCCTTGGCAAGATTGAACGCATGCCCTGCACCACAGCGCAAAACCGCATTCACCGCCGTATTTTCGCGGGTAGCATCGCTGCGCTGTTCACCGTCAAGGAAAGCCAGCAAAACCGGCTCTCCCATGACGTCATCCACCTCTTCGGTGAGTTCAGCCCGAAGGTCATCAAGCTCAGACATGATCAGGCATCACTAACTCCGCTGGTGCCGGTCTGGTCCTCAGGTTTCGAGCCACCAGAACCGTCACCGGCTCCAGTGCCAGTAGACAGATCCTGAGCTGACTTGCCGTTCTGAGAACCAGAGTTTACAGGAGCTTCCTGCGACTTCTTCGTCTTCTCAGGCACATAAGCAAAACCCTCTGCAATCAAGTGATCGGCATAGCCTTCGGGCGCAAGAAAGGGTTTGTCGCGATTCTGGCGAAAGTCTTCATCCTTCCCCATTGATTTACCGCTCAAAACGCTAGAGCTATAAAGAGAAATTCTCTTCTTCTTCGACATCGACGTACTCCAAAAGCCCGGCGACAAAACACTGCCGCCAGACCTTTCAATGAAATGTTGTTAGGAGGAGTTTTACAGCGTCAGCTTTCTAAGTGCTGCCGGCTGAGTACAAAGCGAAATAGCGTTGGTCTGCACTTCCAGAGACACCCCTTTACCATTTGCCTGCGGATACTGTTTCGCGTAGCGCGGCAAGCCAGGAGTGTTCACGGTCTCAATATAGTCAGCTGGTGCGAACCGCGTGATAAACAGCCCAGGAACTCCAACGGGCACAACCCGTGCCTCATTATGAGCAATATAGGCCCCACCTGCATTGGCACTGGCGCCAGCGCCTGTCTTATAACGCTCAAACGTGAAGCTGCCGACTGTAAAGGTGTCAGGCACTGCCTCGCGAAGCTGAGCTGCACCGGCTGTCGCCAGGAACGTTTCGCGGATACGCTTGTGACCCCAGAGTTTCAGATGAAACTCACGACCAGTGTAGACGTGAAAACCGTCATAAAACGCGTCCAGACTGTCTTCAATTGAATGCTGAACATCAGTGGCGAGAAGCTCATCCACCTTGGCATCTTCATTTCCCAGATCTAGCGAAATTGATGCGGGGATAGCAATATCAAAACGCGCGTAAAGGTCATGAAGAGTTGTCCCGGATCTGGATTTAACCAGACCCTTAATCGCACCGACACGCTGATGCTCGATCGTCATATCGCAATCAGCAAGGTGACGATCCATCTTGGATGTCACCCGGTCCAGAACCTGCTCAACTTCGTTTTCACTGCCAAAGGCGCGAACGTTCTGAACTTCATCAGCCTTCACGGCATCATCACGCTGATAATGGTCGACCTCAAATGGGATCAACTTGCGCTCATCATCTCCAGAAGTCTCACCAGCTCCACCTCGTGCAGTTGGCTCAATAAGCCCCAGTTTCCCATCTTTCAGTTCAACTGAAACCATCGTGGTCGTTACACTATCTTCCTCAAACAGACCAGATTTGCTGATCTGCCCAGGTCGATAGGGCATCTGGTTTACAGTTGCAGTCAGGCTTTGAACCGAGAAAGCATCATCGTTAAAAATATCTAGTCCTGGCATACTCGCTGCTCCTATCGAACTTTAATGAAGGCAGCAGCCAGCTGCTCACGTTTAGCGGAAATCTCTGCAGCGGTATCAACACTGTCGTCAAAGATCAGCAGGTCAGACTTCACCTCAGCTAAACCATTGACCACCAGAGCTTTGGTTGGACCTGAGGCGCTAGCTATTCTAACTGCCAAAATGGCCGTTGCTGTTTCAGCGCCTTCCTTCCCGGCTTCTTCAGCTGCTGGTGACATGACGTACTCACCATTTGCAGTAACCTTGCCAAGCACTGTTCCAGCTTCCAAAGTGTCCTGCCCTTCGGCAAGAGTGACCGTATCCGTACTCAAATTCCCATGAGCGACGGACAGCAAAAAGGCCCAATTACGGGGCCCTTGAACTTTCGTTTCCATGTTGTGCAATCCTTATGCCTGTTTGCGAGCAGCAAAAATGTCGGCGCGGTTGAGAGATGCGGTTGTCGTGGTCTTTTGTGAGCCATAGTTACTGGCTTGATTGCTTGAACGGAGCCGCTCTTGTTCGTAAGTGCTGGCCTGCGTACTGGGTACATCCTCCTGAGGCTTTTCAGTTCCCTCTGCTTTAGGGGCTTTGGCAAGCACCTTCTGGCCATCCTCAAAGCTTGTTGTGGTCTCAAACGCGAGGTACTTTGCAAGTTCAGTGCGTCCCACAGCTTCCTCACAATTGAGGAACTTACTGATGCGCTCACGCTCTGCTGTTGCCTCATTGGCAGCATTTGACTGCGTCTGGTCAGTGTTGGGGCTGACGGAGTTGGCATCCGCCGCAGGTTGTGTCGTCATAGGCTGTGTCTCCTGATTGACCGTCGGTTGCGCGACGAATGCTGCTGGAGAGCGCTCAGCTTTAGCGCTCCAGTTCTTTGTTTTGGAAAGTTGTTTCAAAGTGTCGGGTGCACAGTTGTAAGTGCGGTAGTCAAAGGCAGACACACTCACTGCCTGAGCAGCCTCATCAACGGTTGCAAAACCTTGAACCTGAGCTTCACTGCCATTCATCCAGGTCTCTTCAACCATCATTTGGCGCAGCTCGCCAGGTGTCTTACCGGTGACATCTGCGTATATGCCCGCAAGCTGATCAGCCTGCTTATTTAGTAGTTCACCTATCGCCTCGTGATCTGCTGCTGTGCCCCATGTTCCCCCGGATGGGTCATGGATCATCATCAATGCACCGGCGCGCATTGTGCGTTCATCACCAGCCATGGCAATGACTGAGGCAGCAGATGCAGCCATTGCGTCGATGATGACAGACACTTTGCCCTTATGCGTCTTCAGAGCATTGAAGATGGCAATACCTTCATCGGTATAGCCACCGCCTGAGTTGATCCGCGCGGTGATCGGCTCATCACGACCATGCAGAGCAAGAGCATTTAGCACTTCCAATGCTGTAAAGCCTTCATCCCAATAATTTTCGCCAACGAACCCATAAAGAATGAGTTCGCCGTCCTGTAAAATTCCCGGCATTTTGGATATCCTTAAAGGGTGGGTTCAGCACCAGCGAACTGAGCGAGCCCGGCGGCGAACCTTGCCGCCCGCTGCAAGGCTGCATTTGGCCTCATACTGGGCAATGAGCTTTTGCAACGCTGGTAGATTAGCGGCTGAATAAGTCACTTCATCCCGCCCGAAGCGGACGGTCTCCCGGCGACCACCAGCAGCAACAACAAGCTCAATTTTGCGGAGCGCCGTTGCAACAGCACAAGGCTGATTGATGGAAACCATGTCAGAACCGATTTTGACCTGATCACTCATCGATAGCCCCTTGCGTTTCGTCACGGCTGACTTCCGCTACCTGCGAAGTCTTTGGCTCATAGGGTGAGCGCATGCCCGCATCCAGATATCGCCGGTGCTCGGAAAGGCGCTGTTCAAACAGCTCCTCCTCGTCGATGCCCATTTCAGAGCATTCATGAGCAAGGGATGACGTGCCATTCTCCAATCGTATGCTGGACGCCTTCGCGCTTTTTGCATCATCTGCCGTTGGCTTGGCTGGGCCTTGCCATTGAGCCCAGGATGCTTCCTCACGCAATGCAGAATAGGCTTCATATCCGCCCTTGAACGGGATACGCCCCTCACCCACTTCCTCATCAAGCCAGCTTTCGTAAACAGCCTGATAAGTTGGAGCAGCAATGCGCTCTCGCCGCCTGGTCACAACCGGCCAAATGCTCGCATTTTCCATCCGCACACTGGAGTAAGTGGCGTTGGAATAATCCATGGTTAAGCCGCCATAGGTGATCCCGATCGCCCGCGCCATTTCCCGCCCAAGTGAACCTGAGAACGGCAAGTAATGAGGCCCTGGCGTGCCAGCCGTTTTGATTTCAAAATCTTCACCCGGCGCGATATGTGACACCGTAGGATCACTGCCCAAATGAACGGAATTTTCTGCGGACTTATCCAGGGTGCTTAGGAGATAATCAGAAAAAGAGTCTTTGAACTCCTTGCCGGCTTCGGTGTCCTGCATCGCGTCGATCGCAGCAAACGCCTCTTCTGATGGCAACTCACTCTTCAAAACAGCAGCAAACAAGGTTTGCAAAATAGCGGTTTGCAGCGTGGCATCCTCAAGCATTTCGTGCTGGATGTGCTTTCTAAAGGCAGACGCTAAAACGGAAATCCCACGTACATCGCTTGCACAGGTGGGATCAAAAATATGCAAGACCTGAGCACGCCCAGCCAGATCGCGAGCGTTATACCTTGTTTTGACGGTTTGACCGTTTCTCGCCTCTTCAATCAGATAGGAAATCGGGCGGCCATTCTCATCATGGTAGACACCCTGAAACAAACAGTCATGTTCCAGCGTGTCCTGAACCAGCTTCTGCGGTGAAAACAGGCAGAGCTTTGTTCCGGCCTTGATGCCGTAACGCGCCCGTTGAGCACTGCCCATATAGTCCAGCATGCCTGTCACTTCGCCAAAGGTGATGTAGTCTCGCAAAGAGCAATCAACCAACTGTGGCAGGGTGAACTTACCGCGCATGTCGCATTCAGCCTGGTTCCAGGCAAACCGCTTCCAGCGCTGTTTAACAATCCGGCACCATTCAGCGGTCTCCTGCGCATCATAGCCCGCAGCGTGTAAGTCCGGTTTGGGATTAAGCAGCAGTTCGGAGCCAACCGTATCTGCAATCACCTGATCCACAGCGCCTTTCAGCCGCCCTGAGTTTTGAATGATGTCACGCGCCAGCCCTGCACAGCGGCGCCAGGACAAACGAATATCATCCCGGCTGTTTGTGAGCGGAGCTGGACGTGTTGCCAGAACCTTAGAGCGAGTATCGCGCAGATATCGACTGACGCTGCGCACTGCAACCTGCCCTGTTCCCTTCTCAGGTGGTGCTGGTTTCCCGCTCCGGTTAAGCAACCGCCCAAGCGCTTTTAACGGTTCCGCCATTTCTCGCGCCTCTTCCTGATACGCTGCTGCCTCTCCGCCCATCCGTTGTCGTGAGCTGGAGCTGCTTTTATCTGTGATGTTTTGGTGGGAGTGCTGGCTTGGTTTGCCTTGACAGCTTCAGGCGAGAGCAAGTCCAGGTCCTTTGCAGGCACCAACCGCTTTCGCAGCCGAGACCAGTCATTGTCAGTATTTGAAGTCAGGCCCAAATGCTCGGCAATCGCCATGGCGTAGATCCGGCAATCAAGGAAGTGGTTGTCCTTCCGGGACTTTTTCCATTCCTCAAGCAACCGGCCCTTCACCAGTTTCTGGTCAAAATACTCAGCGGTGATTTGAAGAAAGTACTCTTCATCCAGCCAAACCCCATAATGACAGTAACCAGGAGGATCACACTCAGCGCCAGCTGCCATCCCAGACTTATGCAAGCTGCCAAAGAACTCGTGCTTAAGGCCCCATGTTCCAACAGGCCAAAGCTGAGAGCCACGCACTTTCACGCGCTTGCCTCGTTTGTTGACTGACTTCTTCTGCGGCAGTCCGATCGCAGGAACACCGCGCCCACCCTGCCCTTTAATGGCATAGGTGTCAGGCCTTGCTCTGCACCAGCTGAGCACTTGCTCCATACGGCCACTGTCACCAGCATCCACCGCCAGACCATCCAGCCGGCGCTCCATGCCCCATGCGTCCTTAAAGCCTTGCTTGTAAAACTCATCCAGCTTAAGCCATGCACCCGCCTTAATGTCATCCGTTGAGCCTTCTAGAAAGTGCGCATCCACGCACCAGCTCTGCCGGTCATCACCAAAGGCCACTGCCTCCACATAGATGCCGTAGTGCTGAACATCCGCGCCGGCCACAAACAACAGGCCTTCAGCCGGGATCTTGCCACGCTCCAGCTGTTCACGCCGTTCCATAAGCCGTTCATGTTTGGGAGCATTGCCGCGCATGGCGTAAGCCTTGGCGAGCACCAGATTGGTGAAGTTCTTTTTGGCTGCTTCACTTCGTTTTTCTGCGTTGATAAAGTCCCGCGCGATATCGCCGTAACTCATCATCAGAGAGCAAAACGCATCCACATGGAAACCCGGCTGGCGTCCCTCGTCTGGCTTTGTAGCAATGAACCGCCCTTTGCGAACAGCAACTACGCGCTCAGCCTCTGTAATGAAGTGGCCACATTCCTCACAAAGGTAGGTACTTTCCTCTGGATCTTCCCGGTTTATCTGAAACCCGCTCCAGTCCTGCCGTTGTTCAAAGTCGCAGGACGGGCAGCGGATGTGCCAAAACCGTTGGTCTGAGCGCTTGAAATCGCGGTCGATACGGCAATGACCCGGACCTTCTCCGTCTTCATCGCCGCTATCATGTTCCGGAGTAGAAAGAGCAAAGATTTTATAGGACTTCTCACGACGAAATGCAGTGAAGCGTCCAAAGAAAAGTTCTTCAGGATCGCCGCCATTGTCCGTCTCTTCCCACTTGGAAACCTCGTCTTTCACCCCATACTTGATCGTCTTGGAGGAAAGATCCATTTCCGAATTGGCATTAGCAAGCGACAGTGCGCCCCCTGGAAACTTCTTCTCAAAGGTGGTCGACCCTTTACCGCTGCGGCTTGTAATCGGTTCAATCACCTGCTTGGAAGTGCGCTTCTCCCATGCCTCAATCAAAGGCATGATCTTCATGGAATTGGTTTCTTTCAGTGCCTGATCGCCAGGCACTGCATACAAAATATTGTCGGGTGCGTTTTCCGCCAGATAGATACTCCAGGAAAGCCCTAGGATAGAAACACCGGTCTGCTGAGATTTGCGAACGCAGACATAGTTGCAAGGGTGATCAGCAGACAGACACGCCGCAATCTCCGGCAAATACGGAGCGTCTTTAGCATTCCAAAGCTCTCCACGCCTCGGCCCGTCCACCAGCTCAATGTTCTTTGGGAGCCATTCATGAAAAGGCAGCGGCTTCTTAGGGCGGATCGCCTTTGCAAGTACTCTCGTAACAAGACGTGCTGCACCGTAAACTCTTGTGTTTGCCCCTCGCAAACTTCCCAAAGTTCCCTGCATGGCTCACCTGTTGTTAAAGTTCTTCCTGTTGTTCCCCTGCAAGCATGAGTTCTTCTGCACTTGCTTCAGCCCCGACAACACCTTCTGGCAAGTCATCAAACTGAGGTGCCTCCTGAAAAGACGCTTCCATTGCTTCGGCAATCTCCTCCGCAACTTCAAAGGCAGCATCCTTCAGCGCCAGGCGCAGGCCATGGACACCATCCTTGGTGACACGCGCTGCCAGGTCATCCGCTCGATTGGGAAGCCGCGCAACAACGGATTTGATCTCGCCTCCCATTTTGGCGAGCGCATCTTCCATAAGATCGCGGCGCACCAGTGCTCCAAGCTCTTCCTGCATTGCAAGCCGGAGCCGGAGCACCTTAAGCCATGTCTCTTGGCGCTTGCCCTCGTTAAGGCTTTGCGGGTCAGCACCAGGCACAGGGACTGGTTGACCTTGAGATGGCGCAGCAGGACTTGGAGCTGCAACGATAGCTTGTATCTTGGCGGACGCCTTGAGCGGGTTCGTAAAACGAGCGCGTATGTGGTCATAGTGAGCAAGCGAGAAGCACGTAATCCGTCCACGTCCATCGCGCTCAACTGGTAAGCTGTGATTGTCTGCGTAGTTGCGCACGTTTTTTGAAACTGCCGATTTTGAAACTCCATCGCGATCGGCAACCTGTACAAATGTTGCCATCACCAGCGGTGCATCATCTTGCATTTGTATGCCTCCACCTCTGGCAACCTTGGCAACCGGCTGCTGGCAACTCTAACAACCCTGACAACTCAAATTTTCAACCTGTAAAACTGACTAAACCCCGGGAGCTGCGCCCCCCGCGGGGAAAGGATGTTTTGTACGGTCCCTTTTTTTCTCAGCCGCCGCCGCGCCTTCAAAGCGAGCGGAGCAGCCGGTCGATTTCGTGTTCCAACCGAGGACGTAGCTTTTCGTCGGCGACGCTTTCGAGCACGTCCATAAATTCATCTTCATGGTTTTGAACATCAGCAGCAGGGTTTGGCCCCCAAAGTTCGCGGACTGGAAGGCGTGCTGCGCTTGATCGTTTGAACACTCCAGCATGACCAGAGGCCATCGTGGCAAGGAATGTGCCCTGGTGTGTTCCCCAGTTGCGAACAGATACACCATCCCGTGTCTGGCGGACACTCCCCAACTGGTAGAGCGGTATCCAACCAGAGCGCATAATAACACTGGCGGTATCTGCTCCTGTGTTCACCGCAATGGTTACACTGCGAATATCCTTTTGCCGCATTCCTGTAGATGCTGCGGACTTTCGAATGACACGCGTTTTGGCAATTGCTGTCGTATGTTTGAGGGCGCGAGCAATGGCCTTTCCTTTGATCTCACCAGGCAAGTTGCCAAGCCCACGCATGAGATCCTCAAGGTCTCGTTTGTCGAAGCTAACTGTGAACATGTTGAGGCCTTAGGAAACAAGCAATGTGTCACTTCTCAATAAAAAACCGCCCTGTAGGTTGTCCCTCAAGGCGGTTTTCTTTCCGCTGTCAGGCTGTCAAACGACGCGGGTCATTTCAAGCCACTGAGCTCATTTCGAGCAATCTCACAGCCTTCCGATCAAACTCAGGTGCTTGAAACTTCTTGAGTTTGTGAGTTTTCAACATCGGTAGCGCACCGCTTATGATTTCGAGCGCTGCACACCAGTAGGTGTAGGTTTCCAGCAAGAACTCTTCCAAATCACTCTCAACGGATACCACCTGCAGCTCACAGGCCTGCCCGACGCGGCAGCCCTGCCCGTCGTAGTCGTGAGGCTTTGGCAGTTTTGTGCCCGGACGAGCAAATAGCTCCTCACCATCAGCCCGCCAGTAGCTCATCACCGTGCGCCCGGTCCGATCGCGCTTTTCCTGCAGCTTACGGCCACTCAGTGCTGGTTTCTCCGGCTGTGTCCGGTTTGCGCCGTAGTAGATCAGCAGACCAGCGGCATAGGCGCAATCATCGGACTGAGCTGCAAACTCCTTCACCGCGCCATGCACGGCCTCGGCATCTGGATGCAGCTCCACACATGAGCGCCCGCCGCCATCCACGAAGGTGCGCAGATGCAGCAGCTGCTCAAGTGAGTTCAACGCACAGCGGACGTCGAAGTGCCGTGCCTCATCATCGCTCACGATATCCAGATGAGCCTTCTGCTCGCCGTAGGTCCAGTCCAGCAAGCTGACCAGATCAATTCTACGGACTTCGTTCTGCTCTGCCTGCTCTTGTTTGAGCCGGCCAATGTATTCCGGTGATGCGCGCAGCGTTTGAACCATAATTGATCTCCTGCGAGTGTTCCGAGGGTACCGCGAGTGTTAAAATCAGACCCTCGCGGCCATTTTATCTTTTAATATCAATTGTTTTTATAACCCTCCGCGAGGGTTCAAGGGTTAGTTGACTAATTACGCATATGAGAAGTCTTTTCCTTAAAAGCTATTCCCCATTCCCCTATATATGCGCAGGCGCGCGATATACCCTCGCGCCCTCGCGGCTATCCTCTAACCCATTCACGGTTTTACGAAATCCGGCGCGAGGCACACGGCTTAACCCTCGCGCATACCCTCGCACCCTCGCGGGCTCAGTTACACTCATCCCATAGCCTCCCAACTCATCGTTTCAGGACGCATCTCGGCTGGCAGATTGAAGCGCACATTGGCGTATTTGCGGATGCGGGTCATCACCTTGCGCATGCCCGGTTTCTTCGGCAGCTCGCGCCCTAAAGCTGTTTCCGTAAAAGGCTTTAGGCCGGAGATTTCAGACCACTTCTTATAGGTGTCATACATGGCGCGGCCAGTGATGGAGGGCTCGTTCGGGTCCTCTCCCGGCGGCTCGGCAAACTCCAGACAGGCATCCACAAATTGCTGTATCGGGTCCAGCTCGGTCTTGTAATCCTGCGTCAGCCCTTCCACGGCTGGCGGCACATCCAGCCCTTCCTCCATGTAGATCTGCAGCCCCTTCAGCATCCAGTTGAGAATGCCCGATCGCTCGGCCTCAAACTCGGCCAGCACCTCGGCCATCGGTCGCTTCTGCTCCTCACTGATGCGCACGGACCACGGCACGATCAGCAAGCGCCGCCAGATGCCATAGTCATTGCCTTTGATGAAGGGCTTGTCGTTACCGCTCATGATCGCCTTGAAGATCGGCGTCATGTCAAAGAAGCCCTGATGCAGCCGGCGGACCTGCATGGGCTCTCCACCCGTCAGCGCCTTGATCAGCTCTTCCTTCACCGCTTCGCCCTTGGGCAGTTCGGAAACGCGCACCAGCCGTTTGCCCACCAGCGTTGCCAGATCGGGCGTTGCCTGGTCACCACGCCGCTGTCCTGTACCCGTCACACTTTCCGGGTTCAGCTGACCAGCATAATCACCCATCAGCCCGCAGATCGCCTCCACAAAGGTGGATTTGCCATTGGCCCCATCGCCATAGAAGAACAGCAGCTTTTGTTCTGCCGTCAGCCCGGTCAGGCAATAGCCGGCATACACCTGCAAAAAGCGCTGCACGCCCACATCAGGCTGGAAGAAGTCCAGAAACGTCTGCCACCGCGGGCATTCCGCTTTGGGGTCAAAGTTCACCGGTGCGCATTTGGAAAGCCGCATGGCTCTGTCATGGGTCACGGAATCCGGCACCATCACCTGCCCGCCTTCTCCATCAGGTTCAGGGTGCAGCTGCAGCGTGGCCGTGCGCGTGTTGAATACAAGGTCGTCTTCGTCCATTTCCTCTGGCGCATAGGTCACATGCGGCAGGGCCTGCACAATCATGCCTTTGATCTTGTTGGAATTGCCGCTGGAAACCGCAAACTTCTTGCGCGCAGTCCGCCTGCCGGAGCGGGCCTTTTTCACGTCCTCCGCATCCTTCAGCAGCGCTTCCTGCTCTTTGGTCAGCGCCGCTTCTTCTGCCAGACGCGGCACCGCCTTGGCTTTTTCTAGCACCAGCTCCTCCCAGGGCTCATAGCCAAGGTAGTCGAGTTCTTCTTTGATCAGTTCCGCCGTGCGCTGCGCATAGCGGGTCATCACTTCCTCGCCGCCGGTCAAATCCCAGTGGGTGCCTTTGAAGGTGTAAAACCCCACCTCCCGCACGTGCAAAAACTCCTCGCCAAAATGCTCCCGAAGCCGCTTGGCATTGCCCGTATCATTTTGGTCATAAAGGGCGCAGCGCGAGAGTTTTTCGGCAAACTCGGTTGAAAGTGGGGTGATGAGGGGATCGTCACTTGGCTGCATCGCGCCCTCAATCGCCTGGCTCATGGTGCTCATGCCGCATCCCTCCCGTTCGCCAGTATCCAGTCATTCATGTCCATCCCAAGCGGTGGCCATAAGATCTGCGCTGACCGCCCCTCAAACCGCAGGCGCCGCACAGCCCGTTCCAGCTGAGCTTTCAGTGCTTCAAGGTCTTTGGTGTCACTGTCAGCCAAAACAATCATGGACCGCGCCTCAAATGGCAGAAACGCCCGCGCGCTGGCCATGTCCGGTTGCCGTGATGGCAACAGGTGACCGGTACGCACCGGATGCGGCTCGCAGATCCCGTCAGGCTTGCCAGAGCCCACCAGATTGCCAAGCGAGCCCGCGCACCAGCACGAAAGGCCAAAGGGCGCACAGGACAGACAGGTCTCAATGCCCTCACCCACGCCCATCACTGGGATCCGCGGGCCAAGCCGCAAACTGGCACCCATATACGGCCCGCGGATCTTTTTGGCTGGCAACCGCAGCCCATCCTCAAGGCTTAGTTTAATTTTGCCGCTACCATCCGCGTTCAGCCAGGTCTGGTGCACTGCTGCAAACCGGCCTTGCTTATTTTGAAAGGCCGCCAGCAGCGCAGGTCCATGATGGATGATCTCGAAGCGCCCCTTCGCAGTCTCTGCCCAGTACGGCAGATCCGCAGCAAACCGCAGCACCGCGCCGGGCAACGATATGTCACCCAGCCCCCGCGCCTCGCGCAGATAGGTTTCTGCAACACTGCCGGAAAGCTCTGTCCCCGCTGAAAAGATCTTATAGGCCGCCTGACGTGCTTTTTCCTGTGTGGAGGCCGCGTGCGCTGCCGCAAGCACCTTGTTGTCCTGCATCAGCTTGTGCTGCTTGTCCTGCCAGCGCTGATCACGGGCAATCTGTGCCCCGCCCAATGCTTCAACCGCATCAGCAAAGCTGGAAAAGCCCTCAAACTCCATCATCCAGTCGATGATGGATCCGGAGCGGCCACAGGCGGTGGAGTAGCAGCGGAAACTGTTGCTGACAGGGTCAAACACAAAGCTGGCATTACGATCGTCATGGTCGGGAAACGGACATTTGCCGGAATACAGCCGGCCAGATTTGCGCAGCGTGGTGTGCCGGCAAATGCGACCATACAGGTCAGCAGATTGCTTCAATCGCAACAAATCGAGAGTGGAATACCGCATCACACCAGCCTCCCTTGCTTGGGCGGTCGTGGTGGTGGCGGCGTGCGCTTGGCAGCCGCAACATCCGTTTCATACTGCTTCGCGTGCTCCGGACAAAACCACAGCTGCAACCGCTTACCTGCATCATCCATGGTGTAACCACGAGAGCCCCAGCGCGAGCAGTCCTCAGCCATGCAAGGATGCTCGGAATGCCCTGCCACCGTTGTTCTGGGGGATTTACGGCGATCTATCTTGAGAGTCATGCTGCACACCTCTCAACTGACGCGTGCATGATCGGAGAGACTCGGTTAGTACCCTGTTTCAAGTATAAATATGTGGGATGAGATAAGTGTACTTCAGCAGTATCATTGGCGGTATTATTGGTGCCCTTGTGGGAGTTATAGTTCTTGCATTTCTGATCGCATCTGATTGGAGAACAACCCTTGAGATCTCCTCTCTTGCCGCAACAGTGTCTATCCCATTTATCACGATCATGGGCTTCGTCTTTTTGAGAAGGCAGGTTAAAGCAGCCAACATTGGGAACAGTATTAGTCTGACAACTCAGACGCGAGAAGCTGCCTATAATATTCAAAAAGAAATCGAATGCGTAGCATGGTTTCTTCGTGAAGAAGTGCAAGCAGATAGGCTTGTTAAGCTTCTCATTAAAGCTATGGAAATTCGTCATAAAGACATAGAAAACTCGGTAAGATCTCGAAGTTATCTCTGGAGAATGGATGATGCTCTGGATAGGCTTAAAGATAGCCTTTCGCCCTCGATAAAATATCTTGATAAAGAAGCAATTTCTCTTCGAGAGCAGTTTAGATTGACAATGGATGAATATCTTTCTGATGGACTGGGAGCACCAATGCAATCTTACATGAAAGCGATATCGACTAGTGACCTTAAGGTTATTGAAAAGCTTGTAGTTGATTTGAAGAGGTACGAAGGAAACGTTCCAATCAACATCGCGAAGAAACGAGTTCAGCAAGAATATAATACGGTTCAGCTTGCAGCGAAGTATCTCCATAAACTCAACAAGCTTAAGGCAGATTACGAGGAAGACCTTTCGGAGTTCAAAAGAATTGCAGGAATCCAGATTAAAATGCACTGAGCATGTCGTACTGACCTTATTTGTGGTAGTGCCCATCACCCTACCTCCTTCACCCGCAAACCACGATAAGTCACGACGCGGCCTTTGTTTTTCACGAAGTTGTAGTCTTGCGTGAGCTGGAGCATGGCGCGACCGAAGGCGGTTTCGGTGATGATGGGGTTTCTTTCTGAGCGAGCCCAGCCTTTGTACGCCAGGAACATGGCTCGCGCGGTCATCGTGTGTTCTGGATCCAGTCGGCATCCCTCTTCGATGAACAAGCGCAATTGCTCTTCTGCTCCGGAGACGACGCTTCTGGATGCGAGGCCTCCGCGTGGGGCTAAAGACGGAACCATTGGCAAGTCCAGTTTGCGCCACAGCTCACAGGCAGCGCGTGGGCCGGAGATGCGATTAGCAATCTCGACCAATCTGGATTTGTTACCCAATTCACTCTGAGCGCCGCAGTCTTCATCCAATATCTCATCAGAAAATATTGGGTCTTGCTGCAAACCCAAGAAGTGCTGTGACAACACTCCATAACATTCGCGTTGATACTCCAAAACACGAATGCGGACGCTCTCATCCTTGATCCGGGTGCTATCAATGGTGAACAACCAACCATTCATGAGATCCAGACGCAGGCAAGTTGTGTCTTGAGAACCGCCACGACCAAAAGGTACACGTATGATACGTGTACCTTCACTTAAGATCGGATCTCTGTTGATCCGCTCTCTTTGTGCGTTCCATTGAATGCCCATGGATTCTGCAATTGGCTTCAGAGCGATATAAACACCGTCAACCTGCTCAAAGCCCCAAAGTGTGTCACCATGAAAGTCGACTTGAGTAATCATTCCGGTCATCATTTCGCTCCTTTGGATTGTGCAGACGGGTGGGATGTCATTCCGGCAACGCGTGGCAAATCGAGTTTGAACCAGAGGGCTTTGGCAGCCTCCTCTCCGAAGATCAGTCGGGCTTCCTGAACCATCAAAAGTTTGTCGCTCTCAGTGAACAGAGCGATGTTTTCTTTGGTCATGCCGCTGCTCCTCGCTCGGCAGCTTCGATCAGCTGCATCAGGTCGTTGAAAGTGGAGATGTAGTAGAGAGGTTGGGTTTCGCGCGGATTGTTAGGGCTGACTTGGTTTTTGCCGAAGGACAGGCCTTTTTCTGTCAGCAGTTTGAAGCGCTTTTCCTTGCCACTGGTGGAGGTGCGGGTGCGCTCCTCCAAAATGCCGAGGTCCAGCAGCACCTTGTTAACGGCGCGGGCTGAGCGGGTTTCTCCAATTTCCTTAAGCAGCGCTGTGAGCGCCAGACAGGCTCTCTCATTGACATAATCAGGCAACATGTTGGTTGCGCAGCCGTGGTTGTTGGCCACGGTTTCAATCATCTTGAGCTTGGAGCTGTCAGACATGGCAAGCGCCCGTCCTGCCGCTTCTGCAACGGCCATTTCCATTTCAATGGAGATGACCTGCGGAGCCCTGTCATAATTGCTGGAAGCCAGTCGATCCCGATACTCCAGAAAGGCATCAACGAGCTTGCGTTGGCCCTCTCTTGCTTTCCGGCCACCAATGAACGGCATAACAACCAATGCCGCTGCTTCAGACAGCTGATACATAGGCTGATGACGGTTCTGCTGATCGACATAAGAGATCTGCGCAAATTCTCGCAGACCTATTGTGTTGTCATCAATCAGGCTTCGCACGCTACGCAAAACATCGCGATGCTCCCGCCCAAACACCTCCGCAATCACCAGTGAGTCCGTTACAGGCTTACCATTTTCAATTTTGATCAGATGCTGCATTCCGAAACTCCTTTAACTGGCAAAAGCACGCGGGTGGAGTCCCACGCGGATTGGGTGTGGGTGAAAATCTCTGTGTGATGGGTGAGAAGAAGAGATTGCAGGGTCACAATGGACTGCACTGCCTCGCACTGATGGGGAGGCAGGTTGTTGCCGAGCGCAGACATGGCGTGCAGAAGCGCACCGAACTGGGCCACAGCTAAATCAATATTTTCAAGGGAATTCCGTAGGTCTCGGCACGCACGTGTCGCGTTATCTGCCAGCACTACCATGGCAAATCTCCTGTAGATCGGTTGAACCCGACTACCGCAGACGCCAATCTTTGGTGGTCGAGCGAACAGGATTGGCGTTACCGTCCTACAGGATACGGCGAGTCCGCAGACTCTCCCATTCACCCGACCATAAAAAACCACGCTCACGGAGAAACGTGGCGCGGTACGTGCGCCTGTAGAATAGGAAGGGACGCCAATCCCCGCACGCCTTTGTGTGACGCACTCACTGGTAAACCACCAGCTGAGCGGAATCATGACCTGATTTGTACCTGTTGTCAACGAGCTCGGAATCGCGGATAGGTTGCAGATATTTGTATTGGGAATACTTAAATGGAAAAACTGCGCTGGTTCTTCGGCAGACGGGACGCAATCAAAATCCTTGCTGGCTGGTATTTGGGGTTTATTGTCGCTTTCTTCCTTTTGGCGATTGCAAATGCGCTTTCTGTTGGAAGCATCATCACCGATTGGTTTATTGAAAACAGCGTCGAAAGAATAGACTTTGCTTATTGGACCGGAACTGAAGCCAACGTGGCTAGAGAAGCAGGCACGACCAAAGAAGTCGACACTGGCCCGGCAATAAACAAGTCGGAAGTCCTTCGAAATCTGTTTTTGGTTCTTGTTGGTATACCTGCCCTGTATCTGGCGATACGCAGAACTCGCAGTAGCGTAAAACAAACCTCTCTGTCTGAGCGAGGCCTTAACAATGAGCGCTTTCAAAATGCCGCAAAGTTGTTGTCGGAAGATCAGCTGATCTTGCGACAAGCTGGCATCTCGTCTCTTAAAGAACTGGTCAAGCAAGAACCACGAACATACTTCTATATCGTCGAGGATTTGCTTCGATCGTTCATTTTGCGCCGCAGAGCTGAGATAGCAGCACTGCGTAGCGGCAACGGGAGGAATAACCTCAACAAGCTTACGATCGAAGATCGCAAGCAAACATCTGATATCAAAATAGCTTTTACATGCCTGGGAGATATAAGGCACTACATCGAGGAGCGCCTCCACGATCAAGCAAAGCTTGACGTCGACCGGGTTGATCTCTCCGAATGCAAAGTGCCCAACGGGCGCTTCAATGGCTTCAAACTTCAAAGATCGGACTTGCGTAAGTCCTTGTTGAACGGTGCGGATCTTAGCAACGGCACTTTCACAGCAAGCAATTTTTCTGGAGCAGAGTTGAAGAAATCCAACTTGGTTGGTGCTGATTTTACAAAAGCGATATTTGAGAATGCAAATTTGAAGAAAGCTAACTCTCAACTTGGAGTACTTTTGAGCCGACTTTTGGCCATTGTTTGGATGATCCCTTCCGGTTTCTTGATCCTTCTGGGTGCCATACAAGTTATTCCACTCTGGATTGGTTTCTCCTACTTCATTGTTGCAGCTATTGTAGCTATTGTAGCTATCTACTTTACCTTTCAGATCGAGAACTATTTTACGAAGAAAGGTTTGCAGAAACTCCAACTTAAGCTCATGGGTTTCTGCTTCCTGAAAGCAGAAAAATGGATACCGCTGCCATGTAATTTTACAGAGGCCCAATTGCCTTCTGCTAAAATGAGAAAGAGTAACTTTCGACGTGGGATTTTTCAAAAAGCAAAGCTTCGTGAAGCTAATCTGACAAAAGCAAACTTGTGGAAGGCAGATTTCCAAGAAGCGGATTTGAGCGAAGCAGAATTTCAAGGTGCAAACTGCAAGGAAGCGAATTTTGCTGGAGCAACTCTTACGAAGGCGGAGTTCAAAGGCGCCAAAATGTCCGCTGCTAAGATTGAAGAGAAATGGAAACACCTGTTTATCACCGACCAATGGGAGCGAGTCATCCTCGTGGATAAGAATGGCGAACGTGTTGCGTCCTCTAAGCCTAGTAACAGCGCTCCTCCAGCAGGAAATCCAGACAAAGGCTCTGATACTGCTAACCGAGAACGGGAAAGTGCCTAGATGACTACTTTGCCCCCTGCTCTGCCAAGGGCTTTCCGATCCTACCTGCCAGGACAACTGCGTGGGTTTGGGTTTGTTTTTGCGGGTAATTTGTGGAGCCTGGGCATCTATCTGATCTATCAGGACAGCACGCTGCGGGACTGGTTTCTGGCCGGGTTTCTTTGCATTGTCGGGGCGGTTATCGTTTACTGGCTGGCAACGCGGATAGAGCCCGTTTTCAGCCCGCTCAAAGCCCTGCTGGTCACCCTGTTCTTTCAAGTGCAGATGTTCGCCGCAGTCGCGTTCATCCGCATTAGTCTGGCGGATTTCAAGATTGAGGCCATCAATCAGCTGAGCATCACCCAAATGGTTCTGGCGGTTTACATCCTCATGATCCCCATAACCCTCCTCACCGCCTTGATAAGCTGGGTGAGGCAGAGCAACCACTGAATTCTTTTCACTGGCGACAGGCTGGACACACCTCCGCAAACTGAGCGACAGTTGCGCCATTGAAAACACTAGGAATTTTTGAGCAAATTGATGGTTACTACCAGCGATACGCAAACGCGAGCTGCTACCGATGATCCACGCCAGCCCCTGAGCAAAGTTGAACTTATAAAGAAGTATGCTGCTGACATCGCGTTCGTCGCAGGAGCACAGGGCATCTGGTTCTTTTATCGCCAGCTGTATGACCTGCCCCCCATACTTGGGTTGGCTTTGCTCATCGGCAGTCCAGTTGCAATCGGTCTTGGTGTATGGCTCTGGCCCAAGAAGATCAACATCATCATTCTGATCTGTCGGATTGTCCTGATAAACGTTGGTGTGGTTGCCCTCTTCTTCGGCTTTGCCGCTGCAATCGCCTTCCTTGATTACGACGGACATATTGATGCATCGCAAATGGGGTTTGATACCTGCTTTGGTCTGACGATCGGCAGCATTGCTCCTTATTGGCTGGTCAATATCATTCGTGCGCCTTAGCACCGCACAGCACAGATACAAACCGGGGCGCTCAACCAGCTGACCATCACTCAAATGGTTCTGGCGGTTTACATCTTCATGATCGTCATACCCCTCCTCACCGCTTTCATAAGCTGGGAGAGGCAGAGCAACCACTGAATTCTTTTCACTGGCGACAGGCTGGACACACCTCCGCAAACTGAGCGACAGTTGCGCCATTGAAAACACTAGGAATTTTTGAGCAAATTGATGGTTACTACCAGCGATACGCAAACGCGAGCTGCTACCGATGATCCACGCCAGCCCCTGAGCAAAGTTGAACTTATAAAGAAGTATGCTGCTGACATCGCGTTCGTCGCAGGAGCACAGGGCATCTGGTTCTTTTATCGCCAGCTGTATGACCTGCCCCCCATACTTGGGTTGGCTTTGCTCATCGGCAGTCCAGTTGCAATCGGTCTTGGTGTATGGCTCTGGCCCAAGAAGATCAACATCATCATTCTGATCTGTCGGATTGTCCTGATAAACGTTGGTGTGGTTGCCCTCTTCTTCGGCTTTGCCGCTGCAATCGCCTTCCTTGATTACGACGGACATATTGATGCATCGCAAATGGGGTTTGATACCTGCTTTGGTCTGACGATCGGCAGCATTGCTCCTTATTGGCTGGTCAATATCATTCGTGCGCCTTAGCACCGCACAGCACAGATACAAACCGGGGCGCTCAACCAGCTGACCATCACTCAAATGGTTCTGGCGGTTTACATCTTCATGATCGTCATACCCCTCCTCACCGCTTTCATAAGCTGGGAGAGGCAGAGCAACCACTGAATTCTTTTCACTGGCGACAGACTGGACACACATCAGCAAACTGAGCGAAAGTTGCGCCATTGAAAACACTAGGAATTTTTGAGTAAATTGATGGTTGAGAGTGACAGGAACCAAAGTACACACGCCACCACAGAACCAAACCAGACACCGAGTAAAGCCAGTCTCGCCATAAAATACGCAGCTATACTTGCCTTCAGCATTGGCGGAAACGTACTCTGGAGCATTTATATTCAGGCATCCGGACCGCTCTCCACGTTTCAGTTGGCGACACTTGTCGGGGGATTTGCACTGATCGGCATCGGTATATGGCTCTGGCACATAAAGCTCGACATCTTTGATATCATTGTGACAGTTCTTGTCTTGAGCATCGGTATGAAATTGTTTTTTCTTGCCTTCCTGGGTGTTGTTTCCTTGCTGATCTCTTACGGCGTAATTGGTGGTTGGATAGTTGAGCCCTTGATCCTGCCCGTCCTTTTTGTGGCAAGTATTTCTGCCATTATGGCAATCAATATCATTCGTACGCCCTAGAACCAGACAGTGCAGATACAAACCTAGGCGCTCAATAAACTGCCCATAACTCTCCTCACTGCTTCCATAAGCTGGGTGAGGCAGAGCAACCACTGAATTCTTTTCACTGGCGACAGACTGGACACACATCAGAAAACTGAGCGACAGTTGCGCCATTGGAAACACTAGGAATTTTTGAGCAAATTGATGGCTGAGAGTGATAGGAACCAAAGTGAAATCGCTACCGACGAGCCAAGCCAGACAAGGAGTAAGGCTGGTCGCATAAAGAAATACACATTTATACTTGCATTTGCCTTTGGAGGCAGCATGCTTTGGATCACTTTCATCCAGGGATCCGAACCGCTTTCCTTGCTTCAGTGGGTAGAACAATTCGGGGCATTTGCCCTTATCGGCATATTGCTCTGGTACAGAAAGCTTGGCCTCTTTGAGATTGTGGTGACCGCTCTTGTGCTGCCTATTGGGATAATGCTTATTTTTCTTTCCTTTGTCGGCTTGCCGGCCTCTTACAATGTGATTGGTTTGTGGGCCATTGACCCCATTCCTATTCTCGCTTTTTTTGTGATAAGCATTGTCGCCATATTGGCTATATACATCAACTGCTAGCCCTAGCATCGACCCGTCTCCCTTAAAGGATCGAGGCGAACCTTTGGTTTTTGGGACACGGTGATTTGCCAGAGGCAGCTAAACCAGTTGTCAAAATCAACCAGCCTGCCACTCTGCAACCCCTGTTTGTAAAACGTCTCGTCAGTCGCTTCGAAGTGATCAAACACCATTCGCAATACATGCATTGCGCATGAATTTTTTTCATCCGCCAAGGTGTAGACTCTGAGGGCTGCTTTATTGCAAACTTGCCCTCGCGGTAATGGTGCGTTTTGCGCGCTATTCGCCCTTCCAAATACTCCTCTGGACATGCGTTTTCTCGTGAGTGAGCGCATGTCTCTTTTTCTGAATTCAATTGATACTTCAATGTAACGGACCTGTTTTTCATGAAAGACAAAGCCGATCAGCCTCGCCCCTATATCAAGTCCCAAAACACATTTGCTGTGATTGGCTTGCTGGGCCTTTGTGGCCGTGTGTGTGTGTCCATCACCTTTTGGGTTAATGCAGCGCTGCAACTGATCGTTTCTGCTCTGATGCTGCTGAGCGATGAAAACAGTGATCCGGTTCCGCAACTGATTGCGGGCTGTGTGATGATGCTTTTGGGGTTTGTGTTCTGGCCTCATTACAAACCAGCTACCCAGCACAGAAAACGCAAACGCGTTTATGCGGGCAGTCTTCTCAGAGGCAAACATACCGAAGCCGGATAAGGCTCTTGGTGCCACTGCATCAGCTGCATTCACGCCACCGCCCTCCGTGCATTCAGCAGCTCGCTTGGACGTGGTGCGCCTACCTGAGTGCAGTAGCGGTTGACCGCTCGGCAGACGACGTGGACGCTGACGCCGGAGGCGTGTGCGATGCGCTCGTAGTTCCAGTGGAACTGGCAGCTGAGGCCGTAATAGAAGCAGCCGCGGCAGAAGACATCCTGCTTTCGTTTGCTGTTTGAGGTGAACAGGCGACCCACGGGCACCTTGCAGGTTTTTGCCACACCGGATGCAAAGGTCCGGACGTCCTCCGGCAACGCCTTAAACAGACGGATTTGCGGGGTGAGGTCAGCATCCCTGCTCTGCACCGGATAGAGCGCCACACCGCCCGAAACAGGCACACCAGACAGGATGATCCGTTCGGCTGTCTCTGTCTTGATCACGTTCTCAACGTCACCCTCTGAACAGCCATAGATGCCAGCGATGGCGCGCAGGCTCATGTTGTTGGTGTGGTGCTGCACAATTCTGCGCCGGATGGTTGGGGACTGGATCATTTGTCTGCCTCCCGCTCAATGGCTTCGCAGGTTTTATCCAGCTTGACGGCCACGCTGATCAGCTCTGCGATTTCCTTGCGAAGGTGGTGACGTTTCACTTCATCAGCAGAGACTTTACCATCATCCTTCAGGCACTCGGCCACGCGGGAGATCACATCCGAAAACTCTTTGGAGAGCAGGCCCATGTTGCCGATCCAGTCGGGCTCGGCGGCTTCTCGTGGGAGTTTGACCAGGGCGTGGCCACTCATGCGGGCCAGGATGCGGGTGAGTACGGGATCAGCGGCCTCGTGCTCCAGATCGGCAATCACGTCCACCGGCATGGCATCATGGCTTTGCTGGTTGCCATAGCGGGAGAGCTGGCACGGCGCCACGCGGGTGACCATGCTGGCCGCTTCCACCCCGCCATTCAGCTTCACCAGAGCTTTGGAGTAGGCAAACAGGCGGGAATAGTCAGATTCCGGCAGGGTGCGACTGGTTTGTGAGCGGGACATGCAAAACTATCCTCAAGTGTTTCGCTGACAGCGCCGGGGCAGTCTTGCAGACTGCCCATCCAAAACAGCGGAGCCGAGCTGATGCAGGCAAAGAAATGGAATTTGGAAAAACTGGAGCACGATGCTGAACGGCAGCAAGGCCATGGCCGGCGACAGGTGCAAAGCGCCCTCGCCGCTTGCCGGTTTGCCCGAGGTTTTGCGGGCTGCATCAGAGCTCGATCTCATGGACCCGCTCCTGACGACAAAACTTGATGAACAGCACCAGACCTCTGAGTGAGGAAAGCCGGATATCGGCTCCGGTGCGCAATCGCAGATGCAGATGAGGATTGCCCACGGCGCGCTGTCCCAGCTGGGCGGGCGTCATATCAAACTCGTGGCAAGCCATGTCGATGAGATTGATGATGTCGGCTCTGGTGGGAAGCTTGAAGTCCGCTTCGCTGATCTCGGATCTTTCCGTCTGCATACCAAATCACCTCCAATGAAAACGAGGTCAGTATGGAGTATACTGCGAACAAGTCAACGCAGTATTGTACGCTAGACGAAATGAAATGCATGGATTATTATCCTCGCATGGAAACTTGGCGTAAAAACCTTAAAGATCAGATGGATAAGAAGGGCGTAACTGCACGCGCCCTCTCCTTAGCCATTGGGAAAAGTCCTGATTACGTCAACAAAATGCTGAAGAACTTCACCCCGACTATCGAAGTTTTCTCCGCAATTTCACATGAGCTGGGCAGCAATGTCGGTGATTTGTTTTATGGCTCAGATGGGCCGGATCACTCTCAGCTTATCAAGGATTTCAATCAGTTAAGCGAAGATGATAAAAAGGTCATCCTCCGCATGATTGACGGCTTCTCCCAAAAGTAA